ATTTTGTGTTGCTGTTATTGTTACTGTTGAAGTAATTGTTGCTAAATTTAAATACATACCATTAAAGCTTGGGTTAATCGCAGTATGATCAACACTACCTGTATCTGGAGTTTGTGATCCAACAGCAGCTCCTACGTTTACCACATAGGCTGCATCAGAACCTGCCAATACATTTGAGCCTGTAGATAGTTGTGTGCCACTTGCTGTGTAATCAACATCTGGTTTTTGTACGACGTTATTAACAACAAATCTTATTTCTGACGAATTTGCTACAGGTGTATTTAAGGTAAATGTTGTTGCTGACCCATCACCTGTAATTGTCTGTGTAGACATGGATTTAAACTGATCACTATTTTTTGGTCCAATATAACCCATTTAATCTCCTTACGTGCTTATGCTGTCAATATACGATAACCAACAATCTGCTGAACTAGCTGTATCGCTTTCAACTTTTACAGCATCTCCCGTTAATAAATTCACTTTTGCACCGCCATCAATAAATTCCATACTAGATCCTTGAGGGATGCTGACGTTTTTAGCCAGGTAATAATCATTACCACCACTGCTGATATACACATCTACTTGTATTGTTTGTGTCACTACATTAGCAACACGAATACCAATAACTGCATCATCAGAGTTAGCTGTAAGAATAGTAGAAGCTGAGGTTCCTATATTTCTTGCTTTTGCGTTTTCAAAATCTTGTGCCATATATATCCTTGTATCAGAGTGCCACCGACATTGCAATTACGAAGCCAGCACTAACGCCACTTGATGAAGCCCATTCAGGTGCATTACCACCAGAATTAACTTGTAATACTTGACCAGCAGATCCTATACCTAAACGTGCAGGTGTATTTGCTGCAGAAGCGTAAGCTAAATCTCCTTGGCCTGTTAATACCATATCCATTGTTTTACTTGCAGGGAATGTACAGAATACATCTTTTGTGCCAGCAGAAAAGTTTACAGCAGAATCACTGTTAGAACTAGATATAACTGTCGTTCTTGTTATTGTTGAGCTATCACCGTTAAGTGTACCAAGACCTACTTCAAACTCATTAGCTGTTTGATGTACGATAGCGTAATACGTTGTATTACTATTACCAACACCCGCAGCAAAAGTTTCAAAACTAGAAACAGCACCAGCGAGCGTTATTGCTCCTGTGCCAGTTGTAGTCGTGGTTTCTTTAACACGATCGTTGAGGACTAAAGCCATTTAGTCCCCCTACGAAATTCTTATAATAGCGTCACTTGTATTTGCTGCTGGGAATTGCACAGTAAACGTACCGTTTGATGCTGTGAAATCACCGCCGAATGCTAATACACAAACTGCGTCTGTTGTACCAGAGCCACCATCAGTTGTGGTGTTATAAATTAATGCTCCGTTTGCTGTAAAACTAGCTGATGTAAATTGAGCATCCGCAAAATCAACAAAAGCTGTTGTTGCTGAAGAACTCCCTGTTACGCCGTTATTAGTTAAAGCTTTGCCTCCTGCTGTGTAAGCAGAACCAGATGTGTTTGTTATTTCGTTAGTAGTTGCATAGTCTGTTGTAGTTGCTCCTAAGCTTGCAGATGAAGTATATAATGCAATCTTGAAGGTATCTCCACCAGACGAGTCAAAATCATGCTTACCTTTTAAAAGATCTCTCTTAAAAGTGTTGCATATTGCAGACGATATTGCCATTTTTTATCTCCTTATGGTTGTTTCGATTCAAGAGGAAGTCGGAGAACGCCATCAGAGTATTCATCACGTCTTCTTCTACCTTGTTGTTCAAGTTGCAAGCCTTGTAGTGCTTGTTGATAGCCTTGTTCATAGAAAGCTAAAAGATTATCAGGGCCTTTTAAGAACTTATATGCCTCCGAAATGCAAGCATATAAAAGAACTCTTGGAGCATTTGTACTCACCCAAGTTGTAGTATTGGTTGAGGATAATCCTGTCTCCTGCTTGTTCAAAGCTAATTCAATATTATAATTGGAATTTGGTGTAGGTGCAAGATATATTGTGTCTTGATCCCACATTGCATAGTATTTTGGTTGTGCTTGAGATGTTCTATCTGGCCAATATTCATTCATATACGAAATATCTTTTTGCTCCAAGTAGGTACGTGTAGGTGTGCCTGCGGCAGGATATATTTGAGCCGAACGAATAAAGGCTAATTGACCTGTATTAGCACCTGGTAATGTAACAAAAGAGTTTCCTTGAGTAAGACTAGCAAATTGATAAGACCTGTATACATCTAAATCAATATCTCTAAATATACGTTTTTCGGCATGTTCAATAAAATCATTAAGAATAGCATCTGTTAAAACATCACTAGATGTCTCTGTATAATCTCTAATTTGTGTTTGTAATTCTGAATAAGTTGTCATGTTATACTCACCGTTATTGTACCTAAAAATGATTTAATTTCTATATCTTTATTTTCTTGATCACTACCCTCTAAAGGTTGCATTGTATTGACAATCACTGTCTCATAAGCTCCTGGCGCGGGTATTGGATTGAACTGTGAAATTGTTTGTTTTTTTGCACCAAATATGTTTCTACCATATAAGTTAGTTGTCAAAGGAACAATTGCGCTAATTTTTTGTGGTTTAGCATGTTGTAAAGATTGCGGGTCTGTCACTCGAGGTAACGGTTCTAGTTGAGGATGTTTTGGTTCAAACTCACTAATATGAACCCATGAACCATTCCACTCTTGAACCATTTCATTATAAGGAAACGCCATGCCTGAACGATCTGATATTCGTAAAGCAAATTTACCTGATGCATATCTAGCCATTTAAACTCCTGGAAGATATGTTTTAGGAGTCAAAAATAAACTTGTTCTTTCACCATCTTGATCAGCCGCACGTTGAAACTCATCTTCATAAATTTGTTTTAATAATTGAATTCTGTCTGGCGCTTTTTTCATAGCTATGTAATAAGCTAATCCAGCAGATAAACATGGAAGAAAACGAAAAGGAATCTCATTATTATTCGTGTAATCGCCCGAATCCTTCATCCGAACAAGAGCATAATATATTAGAGTGTATGCTGAATCTGCAGCAGGATATAGATATAGTGTTGGGTTTATCGTACGTTCAAAATAGTATTGAGTTGGTCTTCCGCTGGTCGTTTTAACGGTATAATTCCAATATGTTGCACGACTTATACTTGATGTTGAATAATCATTATTACTTGAATCACGGATGATGACATCAGTAATATCAACAATCTGTGAACTGTCATCAGCCGCAGAACCAAATAAATTAGTTCCTGTTAAAGCTGTTGTATTAGCCGCTAATGTTTTTTCTTGTTTTTGAATTGTCCAAAGATTTAAACCTCTGTTAGCCCATTCAGCTAACATTAAATTAAGAGAACGTCGTGCGGTCTTTATATCGTAGCCACTACGAATTTGTAGACCGCATCGTTCAAATGCTTCTTCCGATATATCATCAATTGATAAATTGAAATCTGATGTTGAAGAATAAGTTGGCATTTACTTTTTCTTACCTTTTTTCTTTGTTACTTTTTTCTTTTTACCTTTCATGACTTTACCGCCACGTTTCATTTCCATCATCATGCCACCGCCACGTTTTTTAGCAACGCCACCTCTTTTCATTGGAACTGATTTTTTCTTACCCATCATATTGACCTCCGAATATTCGTTTAAAGGTTTTCTGTCTAGATACTACAACGTCTTTATAGTACCCTTTTGGCCATTTCTCATAATAACCTTGACGATGTAGTCTATCAGAAGCTTCCTGTAATTGCGAGAACTTTTGTATGAGCATCATAGAATACATAAGATCACTCTCTACAAGTGGGGTCTCCCCATTTGGAGTAACCAAAAACTCTTGTTCTTCTTCATTGGCTGGATTGAGGGGATGAAAACCCATAAAAAATATATCTTTTTTATTATACCATTTATTGTACGCATCAATTGTGTCCTGAAATTCTTCTAAAGAATAATTAAAGTATGGATCACAAAAGATCAATATCTCATGAACATTAAAATCTAATTGTTTTAATTGAGCATTAAGTTCGGTTTTATACCACTTGTTTTTTCGTTTTACTTCAATAATAACTTTATTATCCTGCCATGTTTTCTTTGCGAAAGGACATGCGGGAAAACCACCTAAATGTTTATTAGGTATTTCAAGAAAGTGTTCAGACCACTTACGTACGTCTTTTTTTATTTCTTTTTGTAAATGTTGCGACATTCTTTGGTTTTGGTCCAGTGTTACCTGCAGCTCTTTTTCTAGAAACAGCGGATTTTTTTTGTCCTGCTGTCATGCTTTTTGCTTTGGCTATAGGAACACATTTTGGATATTTTCTTTTACTGCCTTTAGATCTACCACAAGGTTGATACTTACCATTTTTTTTAGGAGCACCTATATCTACCCATTTTTCTTTTACCCACTTTCGTAAGGACATTTATGCTACTGCAGTTATTTTACGTTTGTTTTTCATAATACCACCGCAACCTTTAGCAATGCCTCCTTGATTATAATTGGATATCTTTTTTCGTTGTTGAGAAATTTTATTAATCATTCCTCCATCAGCTTTTTTCTTTGGTTTCTTTTTACCGCCCGGTGTAACTTTTCCAGAACAAACAGCACTTGCATACATATTTGCATAAGCGGAAGGATAAACTTTAAATTTTCTTTTAGCTGCAGCTTTACCTTTTGGACACAATTTACCCATGGCCTTGACCTCTATATTTGACGTATTGACGTCTTTTGTTTTTATTCTTCGGTCTACTACGTGAAGAATTACCTATACTAGTTCTTTTTTTGACAGGTGTAAAGTATTGGTTATTTGGTAATTTTGCCACCATTATTTATTCATTTGTGCTAGTGGGTTAGCAAGAGTTAGCTTGATTTGTTTATCAATACTCTCTTGTAATTCTTTCATCTTTTCTTCTAAGTTCGTTTTTAATTTTGTCATATCTTCTTCAACAGTATCTATTGCAATCTTTAAATCTTTTGAATTATCTCTAGCATCTTCTTTAACTTGTTGTTCTACATCATTGACAATTTTCTCTACTCTTCTTACATCTTGCCGAAGGTC